TTTGCGGGGAAGAACAGGAGACGACCTATTATCGCCTGGTGCTGCTTGGAATTGTGAAATCTTTGAAAATACTAAATGCGCCGTGCAATGTGACCCTGTATACGGACTGTATTTTTATCAAGAACATGATCGAAAACGGGAAGCCGGAGCAGTGGAAGCGGGCGGAATGGAGAAAACCGTCCGGGAAAGAGGTGAAGAACCAGGAATTGTGGCAGCAGTATCAGACGTTGTCAGAGCGGCATGAAATAGCTGTCAGATTTAGTAAACATCACGATTACGTGGAAAAATTAGAGGGATTACTGGAGGAAAAACAGCATGTTTGATGTATTTGGGAATTTTGATTCCGTAGAAGAATTGAATGCATGTGCAAAAGGACTTTTGGAGGAGCAGGATCTGGAGCATTTAAAAGTGCTGGCAGAGGAAAACGGGATTCCAGATGGAATCCGGGAAGTATATGAGCAGCATCTGTCGGAAGAATTGGTAGATTCAGTAAATGCGGCTATCGGAAAGCTGCAGGTTGAGTTAAAGAAGGAAACAGACGGGATGCCGGCAGGAGAGATCGTGTCGTATCTGTCTATGAGATGTTTTGAAAAAGAAATTCTGGCCAGAGGAGTAAGAAGAAAGAACCGGACACTCAAAGAATGTCTGCAGAATATCCGAAAAGAAGCGGAAAAAAGAGTCAAAGAAAGACGAGGGGCACAAATGGTGGCAATGCCGGATCTGGAAGTATTTGCCATGGCAGAAGAATACTATCTGGAGGCGGAAAAATGAGACGAGGAGAGTTATTAAAACTTCCAGAGTTAAAAGTAACGGAAACGATGCGAAAGATAGTCGGGGAAGATCAAGGACACAAGGTACTAAGATGCAGAAAAGTACCTGTGTGGAGTGCAACATATTATTGGTTTTATCGAGCAAAGAGGACAGGAACTGTTCTGGAGATTGCCATATTTACAAGAGATATGATTCAGGATGATATAACGTATCCGAAATACCGGGTATTCCTTTTGGAAGAAAACAAGTACTACACTTACGACAATCTGTGTGAGAAGTGGAGAACTGCAAAAATAGATAACTTAAGTTATTGGGAAGGATGGGGAGAGATAGAAGAAGGATACTGGTACAGTAGTGGAAAAGTATGGATACGAGAAGGGGACCGAAAACGGATCACAGAATTTTGTCACAACGGGAAGGAAGAGCCACGTGCAGCAATCGCAAGATGGCAAAGCTATAGTAAAGACCGAAAAGAGATTGATGAAATTGATTCTGAGATGGCAATGGTGCCGGAACTGCCGAAAGATTTTGATGATTTTGTGGACCGGGAAGTGCTTTCCCAGTATTTGTTTTATGATGCCGGAAGAAAGGTAACAAAAGGGTATTGCACACATTGTGGAAGAGAAGTAAAAATCAGGAATCCACACTATGGAGACGCGGGAGAATGCCCATCCTGCAAGCATCCTGTTACCTACAGAAGCCGAAAGAAGGGTGGAAATGTCAATGTAAGAGGGTATGCAGGGCTCCTGCAGAAAACAAAAGAGGGATATGTATACCGATATTTTGAGTGTTACCGGAAATTCAGGAATGGACAGAGGGAAGAAGGCGGATACTGGGAGACGATCCGGATCACATATGACCGGAATTTAAAAAAGATTAATGAATTTGAATATGAACAGTATAAGCAGACAGACTGGGTTCGATGGTGTTACAGGGTGGGCCGGTATTATGCGAAAGTGGTAGAAAATGAAGCGTTCCTATATAACCGGAATCTCAAACAGATCTTAAAAGGAACACCGTTTCAGTATTCTGCAATGGAATGTTTTGTGAAACATGGGAAATATCGGGAAAAAATGTATTTGGATCAATATCTGGAGGAATACCGGTATATGCCTGGAATCGAACAGCTGGTAAAGTGTGGGTTTTACAGAATTGTCAAAGAAAAAATGCAGGGGTACAACACAGGAAACTTAAAGAAGAAAGAGAGGTCTTGTAAAAAGATACTGGGGCTAAACGGGGAATACTACCAGCTGTTGGCTGGAAAGAATCCAAGCACAAGGGAATACAACACCACTTATAAAATGCAGGAAAAGGGATTGCATCCAACATGGCAGCAGGTTCAGTTTTTTGCAAGGTTTCCGAGGAATTTCACCAGGTATATCCGGTATACCACCATTCACAAGATGGAACGGTACATCAAAGAAGTGTTAGGAGAAGATGAGAGACAAGCCGTGGATTATCACGATTATCTGAAGATGGCAGAGGAGTTGGAATACAACATGAGAGAGCCGTGGATCTTATTCCCGAAGAATTTAGAGCAGCGTCATGAAGAGTTGATTGAAGAGAGCAGAGAACGAGAAATAAAAGCCAAAGAGGATTTGGACAATAAAAAAGACAAAAAGTACGAGCAATACAGAAAGAGGGACAGTTATCTGGAAATGGAAACAGAACAATTTTTATTGAGGCTTCCGAAACGGATCCATGAAATCCGACAGGAAGGAAATGCCATGCATCACTGCGTCGCCACGTATATTGACCGGGTGGCAATAGGAGAGACAACGATTCTGTTCCTGCGAAAGAAGCAGGATCCGGAAACACCGTTTTACACGATGGAGGTAAACAATGGATCCATGATACAGTGCAGGGCAAAATATAACGGACCTATGACAGAGGAAGTGAAAGAATTTGTCGAGCTGTTCCAAAGAAAGAAGCTCAGGAGTACAGAAAGGAAAGCAGGATAGATGGAAGAATTACAGACAATCAGTACACTGCAGGGAGTAGAAATTGCATTACGAAAAGAACTGGAACATATAGCAGAGGGATACATTAAAGTCGGGTATCTCTTAAAAAAGACCAGAGATGCAGAGTTTTATAAAGAGAAGGGGTATGCAGATGTTTTTGAGTTTGCAAAGGAAACCTTCAATATCAGCAGGACGTGGGCAATTCGGTTCATGCAGATCAATGATACATACAGTATTGATGGGAACAGCCCGGAAATTCAGGAGAAATACCGGGGATATGGCAGCAGTAAGCTGTCTGAAATGTTGGCATTGCCGGAAGAAGTGCGGGAAGTGGTACCAAGAGATGCCACGGTACGGGAAATCCGGGAGGTAAAAGAGGTCATCCGGGAAACAGAAGATCGTTATTCGCCGCAGATGAGCCTGTGCGACATCGCACCAGAAGAACACCATGGAAGCTGGACGGAAACGTTAGTGTATGAATTTTTCAAAGGAGAGGGAAAAGGCTGCTTTGAAAAAATGGCTAAATGGATATGGGAAGACGAGCCAAAAGAAGCAAGTACGATTAACCGGGAGATCATGGGAATTGTAGCTCCAACAAAATTCCGAATGTTTCGGATGCAATTTGCAAATGCACTCTTCAGTGAATTTCAGATTCGGATCATGCCATACAACGGCAGGGGAGAACCGGAAGAGATGAGCTATCTGGAGTTGGCCAAAACATTTGAACAGACCTTTTATCCGGAAGGTAGGAAGACTTCTGATTCAGAAGCCTATGAAGAAGCCTATGAAAGAGTTTATCAGGCGCCGCTGAGAGAAAAGAAAGAGAGGGAAGTCTTAAAGACAGAACCATTAAAGAAAAAGGCAGAACCTGCAAAAGCACAGGAAACTTTGGAAGAGCCAAAAGAAACAGAAGAACAGATTCCGGGACAGATGGAAGTGGAAGATTATCCGGAACTGATGCCGGATGCTCCGGTTATGAATCTTCCGGAAGAAGAAAAACAGGTACATGAGATCACAGAAGAGGTGGTTCAGGAAGGGGAAGTCATAGAAGACATTTTAAAATCCGGGGATCCGGAGAAAATCATCCAGCTTCTGAAGAAAGAATTTGCCTGGCCAAAAGGCGGATGGGACAACTGGAAAAAGAAAGTGATTACTTTATGAGTATTGATTATAGTGATATGGCGTTTCCTAAGCCGAAAAAGAAGAAAAAGAGAATCAGCCATCCGAAAAGCATTTTGAACACAGAAAAGGGCGTGTGCTATCTCTGTGCCAATCTGTATGGAGACTATCGGAAGCAGTATACCGAGGAACACCATGTATTGTTTGGATCCGGGATGAGAATTCTATCGGAAGCCGAGGGATTGAAAGTGTATTTGTGTGAACCGCACCATAAAAGCGGAAAAGAAGCTGTACATAATTGCAGAAAGACAAGAGAACTGCTTTGCGAGATCACACAGAGGGAATATGAGAAGTCACACACAAGGAAAGACTGGATGAAGATCAGCAAGAAGAATTATCTGGATCAGCAGGAGTTGATGAAAGAACCGCAAAATGAAAAGCAGAAAGAAGGACATCCAGGATTCCAATTTTTATAGCATCTCCGGCCAAGTGCCGTGAAGATACAACAGCAGGTACGTCACAAAACCTGTCGTAAGCCATCACATTATCTCCCAGATAACTCTGGGAGAGGAAAGGAGCATCATGTTTATTAAGACGAGCGTATTCAAGAGAATATTGAAGGATGCATGGAAAGGTGCAGGACTCACTGTAGGAAAGAAAGAGGAAATGTACTTCATACAGGGAGCATATTGGATATTATTTGTATATGAGAAGGACTTTACAAGCAAGAATAAGGCAGCAGTCATTGAACTTGTAGGGGATCTTCCGGAAGAAGGCGAAGTATATAGAGCCTATGAAAAGGGAAAAAAGCAGTATGAACTAAAAGTAAGGGATGAGTGGGAATACAAGAAATGGTTATCAGCCAGAGACCGGTATGAGGATACAGAAATCAAATACAGGGGAATGGCAGTGTTACAGAATGTAGAGACAAAAGAGATGAGTTACATACCAGATCAAATTCTGGAATTGGTAAGCCTATCCGAAACAGGTGAGTATGAAGACTTTCCGACAGGACCTATGGGAATGGGATATTTCGTCCTGTGGGTAAATGAGACTGGAATGTTATTGACTGTAAAAACACCGGCAAATGAAGATAACATGGATGGAAGAATCTTGAAAGAGCTGAGCGGGCTGGAAATGAAGTAATACCATGACGGGCATCAGCGGAATATGCAATATAGGAGAAAAAGATGGAAAACAACACAGTAAAGATCACAGGAAAAATTATGGAAACACCAGAGTATTTATTGACTTCACCAGACAGAAGAAAGATCTATAAATCAACTATAGAAGTCATGCGGACAAGTGGAAACATGGATGTCATACCGATTCAGGTGCCGGAACAGATAGTGCAGGAGATTCGGGATAATGTAGGAGGGAGAATTACAATCTTTGGAGAATACAGATCTTACAATGAAAAGGATGGAGAAAGAAATCATTTGAAATTGTATGTATTTGTAAAAGGAATCAGCGAAGCTGGTGAAGCGGATCAAAACAGAATTGATCTGATTGGATATATCTGTAAACAGCCGCTCTATCGAGAGACACCACTCGGAAAAGAAATCACGGATATTTTAATTGCAGTAAACAGGAAACACAGAAAAAGTGATTATCTCCCGGCAATTTGCTGGTATTCGAACGCAAGGCTGGCAGCAGGGCTTCCAGTCGGAATAAAAGTGAGAGCCATGGGAATGATACAGAGCAGGATTTATGTAAAAGGCGACAGCGAGAGAACAGCTTATGAAGTCTCAATAAGAGAAATGGAAGTGATCGAGTAGTGGAAGGTTACGAGAAATACGCATCCAGGATACAGGAACTTTTATTTGACGGGATGGATGTGCATGAGGTGTGGGTGTACATGAAAGTGATGTTCCAGATTGAGAAAAATGAGATTTGTTTTCGGGCGTATCTGGAGAGATCGGGACTGATCTGGTTTGCGGAAGCGGGCAGCAGAAGACAGGTCAAGGTACCGGATCTGCTGGAGACAAAGAGAAAACTGGAAATGAATCGAACGAAAATTTCAAAGCCGCTCTGTAAATATCCGGATTGTTTCCGATGTGTATATCCGGATTGCACATGTAATGAAGGCCTTACGAAAAAAGGGAATGATGAACTGGTTCGGGAGCTGGCGAAGCGATAGGGGAAAAAAGATTAATGGATGAGGAAAACACGGAGGAATAGCATGGACATGTTAATTACAATCGCATTCTTGACCCTTTACTACATATTGGGACTGGGAACCGTGATTACTTTAAAGACAGGATTGGAGGAGGATGTGGAGCTGGAGCCGCTTGACTATTTAATGGCAGTATTTTTTCCGCTTGTGGTGTTTTTGGATAGTGCGGAGATTATGGAGGTGATACAGGTATGAGAGGGACTTTAAAGCACAGACGCAGCGCAAAGGAAATGAAACGGGATCGGGATGATCACTTTGCCGATCTGGCAGATCATGAACCAACAGAGAATGCCAAGAAGTGGATGCAAAGAGGTGCGTACTCTGTGGAGGACTGCTTAAGAAAATGGGGAGTAGATACGAAAGGGAGTGTTGCCAGTGGACAAGAAGATACTGATTGAGTATGCAGACATGAAAGAAGAGATAAAAGATCTGAGACGTAGGATTGTAGTGGATAAAAAGAAAATAGAGCAACTGAACAAGATTACTGTGCAAGATTCTGTTGCATGTGGAAAGAAAGGCAACAAACCATTGCGAACAGTGAAAATAACAGGCTTCCCACAAAGAGAATATGAAAAACGTGAGTTTTTACTTGAAAAGCGCATTGCAAAGCTGCAGATGTTGGAGACGGATCTTCTGGAGAAACAGATACAGGTAGAGGAATATATAGAGAAGATAGAAAAGAGCCGTTTAAGAACTATGTTCAGATTATATTACATAGATAATCTAACGTGGGAAATGGTGGCAATGAGGATGAATTACATGTTTCCCAAAAAGCGGATTCCATTCACAAAAGATAGTTGCAGAATAATGCACGAGAGATATCTTGAAAAAGTTTCATAAATGTTCGCCACTGTTCGCTTCAAAGGTGATAATATGGTATAAAGCCAAAAGAAACAATCTGGACGGCTAAGGTGTTTTTAGCTTTCCTCCTAAAAACAACCAGTAAAAACCACACACAAATTATAAAAGGCGTCTTGCATGAAAATGCAGGGCGTTTTTATGTGGAGTATATTCCGAAAACGGTGTATAATGAAAGAAAAATACACAGGAGGTTACAAATAATGCGAGATCATCGCAATCAATCTAAAAAAAGAAAAAAATATGCACCAATGATTATATGTTTGCTTGTGATATTAGTTCTTGTAGGAGTTCCATTGATAGTAGTTGTGATGGTTAAATATCGATGGATTATTACTGATACCACAAATGAATGGATTGGTTTTTGGGGAGGGTATTTAGGTGCTTTAATTGGAGGAGCACTTACGTTAGTTGGAGTTATTATTACAATTAAAAATGAGGAAAAAGTAAGAAAAGAAAATGAAATTAGATTAATGCGTCCAGTTTTAAGCGGGAAAATAGAAATTCTTGAACGTAGAGATATAAAAAAATTAAAAAATGGAAGAGGCGCTATATTAAATATCGCTGGGGAACAGGCTGGAAATGGAGAAAGATATGACAATTCTTCTTTTGAAGAATATTTTAAGCAGAAAAAAATTCAAGTGTCAAGGTTATACGGTATAGGCTTGTTAACTTATCTAATTACAGTGCCAATAATGTATCGGTAAAAGTGAATGAGAGAGAGGGATTTCCCCCTTTTTCGCTTTTACCTATGGATGAAGCAGTAGCATTTTTTATTATAAGTCTAAGTAGTTGCGAAAACGAGAAACACACAGAGTTGCGATTAGAGTTTGTATTTGAAGATGAACTAGGGGAAAAGAGATATAAACAAAAGGATATGTTGAGATTTTACAAAGATAAAAATGGAAAAATTTATAATGAATGCGGAATAATGGCGATGACGCATCCGGAAGAGATTAGTAATAAATAGATAAACAAATACTCAGGCATCCTTCGGGGTGCTTTTTCTTATGCCGTGGTCAGTTGGGACAAGCAGGTTCGATCCCTGCACACGGCTTTGTATCTGATTGGTACAAAACGCAGATATCTGCAGATCTGCAAAACAAACAAGTAGATAATACGTCTATATTTAGTGTAATCAGCGTACCCGAGTGCGGATAGGGTAAAGGATGTCAATAAAAGGCATCCTACGGGTGTATAGTTCAGTTGGTAGAGCAATGGTCTCCAAAACCAGATGTCATCGGTTCGATTCCGGTTGCACTCGTTGTGGACTACTGCAAGTTCCTCATTGTGTTAGAGAATCCAGTAAAGTTGCCAAGTTACGTATTTTTGCAGTAGTTCTAAAAATTTTAATAACCTCTGAGAAAAGTATTGACATATGGTTAACCATATGATATTATATACTTGTAAGGAGGTGAGATGCAGATGAGCAAGAAACGAAAGAAAAAGAAAAACTCCATAGATTGGATTGAAGTGCTGGTTCAAACAATCGTAGGAGTTGTTTCTGGAGTGATAGCCGGAGTTATTACATGGCTTATCACAAAATAGTAAGATACAGGAGAGGCGGAAAAGCCTCTCTTGTATAAATAATATAGCACATAGGCTCATCTGTGTAAAGTTATGAGAATAGAAGTGATAGTAGCAATTGTTGTGGCTGTGACAGCAGGATTGATAGCAGGAAAATTATATCGTAAGTGGAGGGATGAACATGCCGGTAGGTAGCCCAAAACCTCAAACGATTGCATCGGAGAAGTATCAAAAGAAAGCAGGATGGATGACAAAGGGTTTCAAGATAAAGCGAGAGTTAGCGGATGAATTTGCAGAAGCATGTGAAACCGCAGGAGTCAGTCAGGCTTCAAAGATCAGCGAACTTATAAAAGGATTCATAGAGGAAGTGAATAGTGAGAAATAGTAGAGAGCATCTGGTGAAAGCCAGGTGCTTTTCTGCGTCCTGAGCAAAGACGATAAAAGGCTTTGGGCAAAAGCCTACAGTGTGCGACATCGCACAAATATAGCAGGATAGAGCAGTGGAAGCTCGTCAGTCTCCTTAGCTGAAGGTCGGAGGTTCGATTCCTTCTCCTGCAATTGAGGTGATTATATGACAGAACATGAGATTGCATTTGTAAAGAAATGTATAAGAGAAAATATCCACAGATTCTATACATGGGGCAAGTGGAAAGCATTGAGAGAACAGGTGCTAAAGCTTGATAAATATGAATGCCAGTTATGTAAGAAACGTGGAAACTATACAAAGGCAACGACGGTTCATCACGTGAATTATGTAAAGAAGCATCCAGACAGAGCATTGGAAATCTGGTACAGCTTCAGAGGTGAGAAGCGGAGAAACCTAATCAGCCTGTGTCATGATTGTCATGAAGAAGTTCATGGATATCGAAAGCCAAAGAAAAAAGAACCGCTGACAGAAGAAAGATGGTAAAGAAAAATAAAATTGTCAGGATACCCCCGGTCGAAAAAAATCGGGTTTTAATATGCCCCGTAGAGAC